CTAATATTCGGTTTCCTAACCCACTAGGATCATTGTTAAAACCCTTGCCAGCAGCAATAGCTGCTGATGTCGCACCGCCTATTTCAACCTCTCCATAATTAGATGTTTGTGCTACGGACACAGTAGCAGGCATATACATCGCTATAGATGATGCAAGTCTTCTTGTTGGAGCTCTTGGAACTGACACAGTGGACGGTGCTGTGTGAGTAATATCTTGACTTATTTCCTTTTGTCTATCCTCAGTCTCATCTTGTAAACCTCTAACAATTTCGCCAGTAGTTGTTCCTAGTTGTCTAGCTTGTGCTACGCTAAGACCTGTTGTTCCACCAAAATCAACATGAGCGTTGATTTGTTCGTTGATAAAAAACTGAACATAATGTGATTGATCTGTATAACCCAAATCTTCGGGGTACATTACAGTCTCGCCCTGAAATGGATTTTGTTTTGCTTTTTGATATGGGTCTGTAACTTTATTAATCCCACCAAAGTTCTTACCTATATCGCCTGGCAGTTTTGTTGAAAGATTAAGGCCTAACTCATCACCTATGAGATTAGTGACTTTAGCAGTAGCTTTGTTTACCGCTACATTTTTTATTTCTTTGAGAAAACCCTTGCCATCAAATGACATACTAAATACCTTTGTAATTATATTCTTCTTCTATTTAGGTGATGAGACTGTGGCGTATCGTGGAAAATATTTTCCCAACAATGTAAAAAAATACAAGGGAGACCCATCAAACATTATTTATCGTTCTTTGTGGGAAAGAAAGTTCATGGTTTACTGTGACAAGAATGATAAAATAGTAGAGTGGGGATCTGAAGAATTCTTTATACCTTATCGTTCACCACTTGACGGCAAACTTCACAGGTATTTTCCTGATTTTTATGTCAAAGTAAAACAGAGTGATGGCAAAACGAAAAAGTGGGTGATAGAAGTCAAACCCAAGGCACAAACTAAACCACCTAAAACTCCAAAGAGAAAAACTAAAAGGTATATAAATGAAGTAAGAACATATGCGGTCAATGATGCAAAATGGAAGAACGCAATTGAGTGGTGTGAAAACAAAGACATGGAATTTATAATTTTAACAGAAGACGAACTAAAGGTATAAATAGTCGAATGGCAGAAAAATATTTCGATCAGATTTCTAAACAAATTAAAACTGGTAACGAACCTCATCAGTGGTATCGTAATAGAATAAAAGAACTCGGTACACCAAATGTCCCTGAACTTCTTAGGTCTGGTAAACTAGCAAAAACACCGCATAGTAAACATTTAAATATGTTTGTTTATGCACCTAAAGGTAAAGATACTTTACCATACTATGATACCTTTCCACTGATACTGCCTTTAGAAAAGTACGATAATGGTTTTCTTGGTTTAAACTTTCACTATTTACCTTATGCTTTGAGAGCAAAACTTTTAGATGCAGCTGGTCAAGATAACCTTAGTGTTCAAGCTGTCAAAAAAAGTAAGTTAACAAAACCATGTATAAAAAGATATTTAAATGGTCAAGTTAGATCTCAGTTTAGAAAAATAGATCCAGAAGATAATTTAACAGCTATCATGTTACCTGTGCAAAGGTTCAAGAAAGCATCAACAACAAAAGTTTGGTCAGATTCCAGAGGAATGTTATAATGCCCCACGAGTATAAAGTAGAAGTAGTAAGAGTTGTCGATGGCGATACTGTTGATGTAGATATAGATTTAGGTTTCGGTGTTTGGATGAAGAAACAACGAGTAAGATTAAAGGGAATTGATACACCAGAAAGTAGAACGAGTGATAAAGTAGAAAAGGTATTTGGATTAGCTGCAAAAGATTATCTAACACAACAACTTCAAAAATCCTCTCAAGATGGGACTACCCTTGTTCTTAGAACAAAGATTGATAAAGAAAAAGGAAAGTATGGTAGGATACTTGGTGAGTTTGTTCTTCTTACTGACAGTCCTCCAATTAAGTCAGTATCTAATCATAGAGAGTTAAATATTAATAAAAAGTTGGTAGAAGAACACCATGCAGTTGAGTATTGGGGTCAGTCTAAAAAAGATATAGTAGATAGACACCTCAAAAATAGAGAGATGTTAAGAGAACAAGATTTTGATTACTATAATAGGAATCTATAATGTCTAAGTTTGATTTTCGTGGAGCATTAGGGTCTGCTGTTTTTAAAACAATTCAGTCTCAGTTTGACAATGGTGCATCTAGTGATGGTTATTCAAAAGCAAACCGATATGAAGTAGTAATAAGTTTGCCAACTGGTGCGAGTGGTACAGATGCAGCTTCAGCTGGATCTTCCGCTTTAGCAGACTCAGTAGCGGGTCTTAGAAATGACGCTTCAAAAAGAATATCCTTTAGGTGTGATAGTATATCAATGCCTGGCAGAAATCTTAGAAGTGTTATGAATGGGAATATTTATGGCCCACCCCATGAAATAGTTCAAGGTCTAACTTTTTCCGAAGTAGCTGCAACATTTTATGCTGGATCAGATATGGGCGAAAGAATCTTTTTTGAGGAATGGCAAAAAATTACATACAATCCACAGACTTATGATATAAACTACTATAAAGAATATGTCGGTACTATTGAAATATACACTTTAAATGAACAAGATGAAAGAACTTATGGCGTAAAACTTTGGGAGGTATTTCCAAAAACTATTGATTCTGTCCCATTAAGTCATGCTTCAACAAACACCATAAATAAAGTAGGAGTATCTTTTGCATACAAGTATTGGACAAATGAAGCCACAGACCTAGCGCCAGGCAAAGGGGATTTTACATTGGCATCGTTTTTATCAAGTATTAAGAGTGGCGAATTTGCTGACAATGTAGGCGATGCACTGTTAGACTCTGTAAAAGCAAGGGTACAAAAAGAAGTTCCTAGACTATTAAGGAATAAACTACCATTTTAAATTATTAACTAACTTGGAAATAAATTATGTTACCACAACTGAATACATCACAACATGAACTTGTAGTTCCATCAACAGGACAAAAAGTAAAATATAGACCATTCTTGGTCAAAGAACAAAAAATATTAATGATCGCACAAGAATCAGGTGATCAGGGTGCTATTATCAATGCAGTATGTGATTTAGTAAATACATGCACAGAGGGTTCTATTTCCAATGTGGAAAAGCTACCCACCTTTGATGTAGAATATATATTTTTAAAAATTAGGTCTCAGTCAGTTGGATCTGTAGTTCCCTTAGTCGTTACATGCGAGGATGATGGAGAAACTAAGGTTGATGTACAAGTAAACTTGGACGAAATAAAAATTGATGTGCCAAAATCAGATAATGTAATTAAAATTACTGATAGTATTGGTATTACATTAAGATATCCAGACACAAGAACTATAGCAAAATATTCTGATTCGACAGATACGATTGAAACAACTTTTGGTATTATGTCAGATTGCGTAGTAAATATTTTTGATGAAAATGAAATATATGATGAAATGAGTAAAAAAGAGTTAGATGACTTTATTGAGTCAATGACTGCAACTCAATTTCAAAAGCTTCAAGATTTTTTTGAAAGTACACCAAGATTATCTCACACTGTTAATGTTACTAATCCTAACACTGGTGTTGAAAATAAAATAGTTATTGAAGGGTTGGCAAATTTTTTAGAATAACCCTTTCGCATGACAGTTTAGCAAACTATTATCAGACTAATTTTTCGATGATGCAACATTATAAGTATAGTCTTACTGAACTGGATAATATGATGCCGTGGGAAAGGGAGATATATGTTGGTTTGCTTAAAGAATTCATTCGTGAAGAAAACGAAAGATTAAAACGACAACAAAGAGGTTAATATGTCAGAAGAAAAAGGTCAAGTGTTTCACCCAGCTGACACAAACGGTGATGGTAAAGTGAGCAAGGCTGAAGAAACAATGTATCTTGAGTTTAAACGCAAAGAACTTGAAGATGCAGATGCCATGCGTGATGCACAACGCAACATGACATGGTTTGCATTAGCTGGTTTATTATTATATCCATTTGCTGTAGTCATTGCATCACTAGTTGGTTTAGATCAGGCGCAAGCAACATTAGGTGATATGGCGCCAACATACTTTGTAGCAGTTGCTGGTATTGTAGCTGCGTTCTTTGGTTCTCAAGCAATTAGTTCTAAAAAGAAATAGGATTAGATAAATGGCAGAGGTAGATTTAACCGCCTTTATGCAGGCGTCAAATAATCTAGAAAGAGTAACTAGAGATTTACGAGACCAAAACCAATCAACTGGTAAAGAGATTGCTGGTATAATTGGTAACGACTTGAAGAAAGTTACTGATCCATTCGTTTCTGCTTTTCAACAAATCCCAGGCTTAACAACTCTTGGTTCTGTCGGTAAAACTTTATTTAATAAAGCTTTTACTTTAAGAAAAGAAAAAAAAGAACAGGAAGCTTTAAGAAAAAGACTAAGATTAACTAAAGAAGAATTCGAAACTTTAAAAGAACAAAAGAAAATAAAAGATGCACAAAAAGAAGAGTTAGAACAACTTAAATTAGCTGCTGATAATTTACTTGGTTTCGATGTTGAAAACTTTAATATTGGCGCAAGAATGTTTGTTGATGAACAAGGCAGATTTAGTGGTGGTATTCAAAAATTAATTGATGGTCAACAAGACATGATCGAGTCAGACCTTGCCAAAACTCGAAATCAGGAAAGGAACGCATCTGCGGCAGAAGAAATAGAAAATGAAAATGAAAGAAGGGAACAACAAAGAGATAGCATTTTCCAAAAAATTTCATCAACTCTGTCTGGAATAGGAACAACCGCATCAGGGCCAGAAGAAAAAGGTGGTATTTTTAGTGCAATTGGCGGAGCTTTATCATCCGCTCTTACTTCTTTGGGAGCATTTAGTATTTTAGGAGTTAATCCTAGAGAGTTAACAAGACAATTACTTGGGCCAATTAGACGTGCTTTTGCGGGCATTGCTCTTGGAGTAAGCATGAATTTTGAATTATTT